GTTACCTGCATCAATCGCCGCACCCTTCACTGATTCAAACTGTGCTTGAGCTTGAGCCTGTGTGTTGCGAGATTGTGCTTCCTTCTGCGATACGCGCTGTGCTGCTATTGTTTCTTGAGCCGCGTGTACTGCTAGGTCTTTGACATATGCTTCGTAATCGTCATAGGTATCACGGTTCGGTGCTTCGACTGATTCAGTGGCACCATGTTGCGCAGCTTCGGCTTGGTCAGCTTGGAAGCGTTGCTGCATGTCATCAATGAATCGATCTCGGTCCTGTATCTTTTTTGTTAACTGGTCGATGCGTTTCTTAAAGCTTCGCTTTCCAGGTTTCTTCGCTTCCGGCTCTGCTTCGGCATCTGGTTCCTCATCGGTGGTTTCTTCCTCACCTTCCGGTCCCACTGCCTTTGGAGCTTCCTCACGGTCTGGGTCTAGCTCTGCTTCAGCGACCACATCTGGGTCGGTGGCTACTGCCTGGGTAGCATCTTCGTTTTCAACGTCAGTAATTACACTTTCTGTTTCGGCTTCTAACTCACTCATACTTACTTCCTCATCTAGCGACGCGTTAGCATCGGGTTAGCGCGGGTTAAGTCCCGCTAATCTATTTATCAAGTGTTGGGTCGTATGGTGTGCGGCTGCCTGTGGACGGTTCTTTCTGAGATTTCATGAGCTCTTTAATCATGCTCATCTCCTCTCGCAACGCACCCATTTCACCATCTTGTTCTAGTTTCTGTACCGCTAGTGCGTGCGCTATAGCTGCGTCCATACGTTTCATCTCTAACTCTTCAGCGTCGAGTGAAACTTCAGCACCTTTAATCGTGCGGTCCTTATCGTTATTAATCATGCTCGCCATGAGCTTGTCGCGGTTCATTTCCTTGTCCGCTTCCTTGCCAGCAATCTGATTCATCATCTTCTCGCGCTCACCCATGAGTGCATCAACTTGCATCTGTGCTTGTTCTGCGGTCTGGGTTAGCTCAGCAATCTGTTGTTGTAATGCTGCGTTCTCGTCTTCCTCACCTTTGATTTCGGGAGGTATCATGTTGTTTAGCCGCTCGGCCATTTCATCGGCACCAGGCCAATCCATATTCTTGACCATGAGGTCACCAATAACATTCCAGAGTTGAGGATTTCCATCCACAATTGCTGACATGCTTTCAAAGGCTTCCTGGCGTTTAGTATTAAAGCTTGGCCCTGTGGAAACAGCGATATCATACTTTCCAACACCAACATCATAGATGCGTTCAATGCCTTCTCCCTCTAGTTGCTGCTCCGCACCAGGCTCAATTGTTACCTGTTCCGCAGTGCCATCCTCGCCGAGTATTCGTGCCACTCGCTTGGTGTCGTACACTGTCGGTATGAGGTCCACAATAATGCGCCCCACGTGTCGTACTGCCTGTGCCATATTGTCGATATAGTGAAACGTCGCCATATCGCCTGCTTTCTGTCTGTTGTGTATTGCTAACCCGCTGCGCTCGTTAGTTACTTCGCCGAGTGACGCACCCATCTGCCCCACAGTGGCTTGTAGGTCACCGTTAGATGTTTCCATTAAGGCCATTGCTGCTGCGTTCGGTTGCGGCGGTGGTTGACGTTGAGGTGGACCTGTAGGTTGTCCGTCCTCGTCGTATTCGTTGTAGGGTAGATACGGGAAGTTCTTCTGGTTCGCTTGTGCGTACATGTCCTCGAACCCCTCGATGGCACCGCGACCCACTACCCAGGGATTTTTAGGCTGCATTGCCATTGTTTCGATGTTCGTGCTCATAGCATAGTTATACGCTCGCTGTGCGTCCCGGGCGCGGCGAACGATGCCTGTGGTGTATCTTTCTTCCTCTATATAGAAGTCCTCACCAGGGACGCGCACGATAGGAATATAGCGCCCTGGGAGGAGTAGACCTGAATCACCCCCCTCTAATATCTCTTCACCATTAAGTTTCTGGTAACGCACTTCCGGCTCCTGCACCGTGCGCTCCCCTGAGATAATTACTTGGTCTTCCATCCCCTTTATTTCTGACGCTAGAACGGCTTCCGGCGCTGGTGGTGCCTGTCCAATCATTGACATTCTTGGCTGAACAAACAGGTACGTCTTATCCGTATGTTCAATCCACCAGTGCTCAGCTACCTTAATTCTGTCTTCATCTACCCACCCGTCACCGCGAGCACTCATGTCCCATGCCACCATGTCATGGCCTGGAAATTCACGCTTAAACTGTGCTTCTGACATGTTATCGACTGAAAATACACGCGTTGCGTCTGACCCAGCATTATCTTCAACCCACGGGTCGAAGTAGATGCTGAACGGGTTACGTACAGGCTTAATCATTATTTCCTGGTAGTTGTACACCTCGTCAACTACCTCAAGGTCCACACGTATATAGCCGATACCGCACATAACTTGGTATTCACTAGCAATGTCGTATGCCATGCCAGCGTTAGATACGTGCTCAATGTGCCGCACCATGCCCTGCAATATTTTTGCTGTTTCAACGTCTGCCGCATCGTCTACCGGCAGTATGCGAACAGCTGCGCGATTCTGGCGCATGTCGTTTGTTATCTGTCGTGCGTGTACTGCAAGTTTGTTGATTGTTAAGCATGGCCGGGCACCGTCGCCATCGTTCTCGCGCAATCGGCGTAGGTCTTCCGGCCATTGGTCATCTGCCATACCGAAGCGCAAGTCCTCCACCTGACGAGCACGGTTAGACTCCTCTTGCTCAGCGATTGCTGTAAACTCTAGCTTAACGTCTTCAATTTTCAATTACCTAGCCACCCTGTACCAGCTCGGAATTGTCGCACTGGTTTTTGTTTGTAAGGTTCACGTTTTGGTTTACGTGTAAGCCTTGGAAATAGTTCTGTTACCGCCATGACAAGTGAATCTAATCTGTTCGGCGACTTCGCGCCTGTGTAACCTGCTGTACTCATCGCGCACATCTCGTCCTCTAGGTCTGGGAAACGTCCTGCTAGTTTTACCTTTCCGGTATCGAACAGTGCGCTGATTGGCTCAGCTCGTATGTGTTTTCCACGCGATGCTGTGATTGACTTGTATGGTGTGCCGGGTCGTGCTGTTTGTATGACATGCTCCACCATCGCACCGCCGTAGTTCACCTCGCCAACCACAATGTCTGCTGCGTGATTGTCAAACTGGTCCCCTACTACCTTGCCCCACACTGCTGGTGATGCTTTTATCGTGTAATCAGCTAGTACTACCGCATAACCCTCTTCAGTCATGCCAACTACTACAATGCCTATTGCATCGTTGTTCTTTTCTTGGTCGTCGTCTGCGCCGCTGGGGTCAACTGCGATCACGATGCGCGTTATGTTGTACTCCTCAGTGGTACGCATCTTGTCGAGGCCCTCAACTGTCCATAGCGCTTGGTCAGTTGTCTCAGCGTAGTCACCATCAAGAAATCGTTTCCTGTGGCGTGCTGGCATAGCTTCTAGTTCTGCTATGTACTCTTCCGGTAAGTTGTCGATGTTATCGCCAGGACTCACCTTAATCATGCTGTAGTTGTCTGGCTTAGCTAGTGGCTCGCCAGTTTCGGGGTCTACTTTTAGTTCAAATAATTTATATGTCCAATGCGCTTTGTTCGGTGGGTTGTAGTCGTAGTACATCTTGAGCTTTAACGGTCGCTCTCCACCCTTACCTTGCGCGGTAACACTTTGCGCCAGTCGTGTTACTGCAATATTGCGAGATGCCCAAGGTATCTGCGAGCACTCGTTTAAGAAGATAGTCGCGTGCTCTTGCCCTAGAATTTTCTCTGCGCGTTCCTTGTCGTCTAATCCCCCAAACCATATCTCGCTCCCGTTATCCGGGAAGGTTACAAACCAGCTAGACTTGTCTAGCTTAAACGGTACGTCTGGGTACTTAAGCTCCATCACCTTGGGAAATGTATCGTGAATGATAGCTGTCTTAACTGCGTTGAATCTGTAGCGCAGTATCGCGTGCCTACTCCCTGGAGCCTTGATTGCTCTTGCGACTATCGCGCAAACAATTGCGAAGGTCTTACCGCTTCGTGAACCACCCCGAGCACCGCAATGCGTGCCTGGACCGGCGAGTAGTTTTATAAGTTCGGTCTGCTTGTCCGTATAATGAAAGTCACTCAAAGGTCGTCTTCATCGTCAGAGAACGTCACATTAATTCCGCCCTGCACTGTTGCGTTGATATCGATAGCCTTCTGCTGTGCGTGGCAGTACTTCATTAATTCTTTATCGATTGCTACCTTCTGAAACTCATTGAGTTCTAAGCTATTCATGCGTGCGTCGGTTAGCTCTACTACTGGGTCATAGCCCATTGCCTTGAGCTGTGCGAGCACCGCAGGTATGTTTACATCTAGGTCAGCCTGCTTGCCCTTTGCTTTGGTCTTCTTCACAACGTCCTGCTGTGCTGCCATCGTCAGCGCTTGTATTGCTTTCTTTGTGTCCACTGCCATTACTTCCACCAGTTCCGGCGCAATACCTTACGAAACACAATCCATCCGGCTGGAATGATTGTGTCATGCCCGTATGAGATTTCCAGTTTCGTCGGGTCTGAATGAGTAGACATAATTTTAATCTCCTTTCCATTTTCCTCTACCACAAAACCTGCGGTGTACATACGCCAGGTGTCCATATCCTTTACTTCTTCTGGACTAATCCACCCTGAGCTGTGGCTGACTACATCATCCCAAACGATCAGTTCTAGTGGTGGTGCTTTTATCTTCAACTAATAGGCTTCGTTGTTGTGGTCGCTGCTTCTTTTAATTCAGCGGCGACTAGTCCGGTTGTCTCTAATCGTGCAGCGGTCATTGCTGCGTAGTAGAACCCCACTGTCTGGAACGGGTTGTATGAGCCGCCCGGGATGGTCCCAGTGGCTACACATCTATCTGCAACGCCAGAAGAGGTTATTACTCCCGTTACATCTCTATCGCCTACTGCTACACAAGTATCCGCTGCGCCTGATGCAGCGACGGTGCCTGTTATGTTGCTATATATTGTTCCTTCTGCAACGCAAGTATCCGCTGATTCCGTGGATGCAACTGTGCCAGTCTTGCCAGATACGACAAGCCAAGCGCCTGTGATCCAACCAGCCTCAACCCAAGCATCAGCCGCCCATGCGTCGCCAATAGCTGCCACAAGTTAGGCACCATCCCAAGGTGTACCGTTACCATCACCCACTAAGCTTGCGCCGTTTATCTTCAGCGTATTCGCATCAACATAGCCAGCCTCCGTGAACGCTAAACTATCGGTCTTCGCTTTAATTGCGGCTGTATC